GTGCGATGACGGCGCCCGAGCTGGTCGTGGCCATCGACACGCGGGAGCAGAAGCCGTACCGCTTCCCGCGGTCCCGCCGGCAGACGCTGCAAACAGGGGATTACTCTCTCTGCGGCCTGGAGGACCGAGTGGCGATCGAGCGGAAGCGCCTTGAGGAGCTGTTCACCGTCACAGGGCGGGACAGGGAGCGGTTCGAGCGGGAACTCGAACGGATGGCCGAGCTGGACTACGCCGCCATCGTGATCGAGGCGGATCTCCCCCAGATCCTCCGGGGCGCTCCGTTCTCCCATGTCTCGCCCAAGGCGGTCGCCGGCAGCCTCGTTTCCTGGTCGATCCGGTACCGCACCCACGTCTTCTTCGCCGGCGACCGCAGGCACGCCAACGCGCTGACGCGCCGCCTGCTGGAGAAGTACTGGCACTACCACAGTGGAGACGCGCATGCCGGATCGGGATGACCTCTGGAAGCGTTACAAGCAGGCGGTCTTGGAGAGAATCAGTGACTTCTCGGTACTCTTCGAGGGTCTCGCCAAGCAGCGGCCGTCCACGAACGGGTGGGTGACGGCGCTCTGCCCGTTCCACGAGGACAAAGACCCTTCCTTCGCTTTCAACCGCAACTCCGGCCAATGGTGCTGCTTTGCGGGCTGTGGCAAAGGCAGCGCCTTCGACTACCTCATGCAGACCTCGGGGTTGACTTTCAAGGATGTCCTTCTCGATCTCGGCGACCGCCTGGGGGTGCCCCGACCCCAACCGGAGAAGCCGCCGCTCCCGCCGATCCGCGAGGCCCTCATCAAGCAGTGGTCAGCCAACCTTTGGGCCAACGAGGAGGTATGCCGCTGGCTGCGGGAGAAGCGCGGCCTGGCGGACGCCACCCTCAAGAGGTATGAGATCGGCTGGGATCCGAAACGCCAGCGCAACACCATTCCCATTCGCGACGAGCGCGGCAACGCCGTCAACGTGCGGCTCTACAACGCGAAGAAAGACCCGAAGATCATCAACTATACCGAGGGCCGCCACAAGTACGGCTCGCCCGCGCGGCTCTACGGTCTCGACGAGCTGGTCAAGTACCAGGGCAAGCAGGTCATCTTGTGCGAGGGGCGAGTGGGACCGCCTGATTCTCCAGCAGGAAGGATTCATGGCGGTGACCGGGACGCACGGAGCCGGCGTCTTCCGGCCAGAGTGGTGCGCCCACTTCCGGGACAAGGACGTCGTCATCCTTTACGACTGCGACCGTGAAGGCCAAGCCGCGGCGCGGAACATCGTCCTGCGGGCGCTCAAGATCGCCGGCGCCAGCTCGGTCAAGAACGTCGTTCTCCCGCTCAGAGGAGACAAGGATGACAAAGACGTCACCGACTACTTCCACAAGCGCGGTCTCACCGCCGCCGATCTCCAGAAGCTCATCGACGAGACGCCGCCGCACTCCTACGAGGCAGAGGACCGGCCCGAGGAAGTGCTCCACTTGGAGTCCTTCACGGAAATCGAACGCAAAGAGCTGATCGACAAGAAAGTCCGCTGCGAGATCACCGTTTGCGGCGAGACCTCGGAGGCCTTCCACGCCGTCGAAGAATTCCGCATCACCTTCTGCCCGCGCATGCAGAAGGGCGGCTGCTTCGAGTGCCGGGGCGCCATGGAGCCGGCCGTCATCCCCAAGAGCGCACAGGAGTATATCGGCTCCTGCATGTCCACCAACGTCCAGCTCAAGGCGATGCTCCGCGAGTATGCCTGCAAGTACGGCCAGAAACCGAGTATCGAAATCCTGCGGCGCACGACGGTGAAGGAGTTCTTCTGCCACCAGAAGGTGAATCGCATCACCCAGACTCGCGACGAGAGAGGCAACGTGGTCCAGGTGATCGACGGTAAGCAGCAAGAACTTCTCGAAAAGCGCGTCTACTATCTCTCAAGCGAACACCCTAAACCTGGTAACTATTTGGCCACCGGATGGGTGAAGAGCCACCCGAAAACGCAACAAGTCACGTTTCTGATCGAATCGCTGGAGCCGCTCGAGGATGACTTTGAAAGCTTCCGGGTCGAGGAGAATCTTCACCACCTGCGGGCCTTTCAGTCCGTCTCTTGGGCGGAGATGTTGGAGGATCTCACCGACAACGTCACCCGCGTCTACGAGCGCGAGGAGATCCTGGTGGCCATCCTCCTCACCTACTGCTCTCCCCGCTGGGTGCCATTCAACGGCGAGATCATCCGCGGCTGGCTCGTCACCGTGATCATCGGTGATTCCGGCTCAGGCAAGACCCAGACGCATCAACGGATCGCGGAGTTCATCAACGTTGGCGATTGCTTCTCAGGGCTCACTGGATCGCGCACGGGCCTGGCCTACGCCCTGGTTGAGCACAAGCAGAAAGGCTGGCAGGTCCGCGTCGGCCGCTACCCGGCAAACTCGCAGAAGATCCTCACGGTGGATGAGGCTCAGCACCTTCCCGACTGGGACTTGCGCACCATCTCGAAGGCGATGGAGGAAGGCTTCCTCCAGATCGACCGCGTGCAGTCGAAGGGTTATGAGAGCCAGACGCGGCTCATCATGATCGCCAACCCGAAGAAGGACCTGGTGATGGACAGCTTTTCCTTTGGCTGCGAGTCGCTCACCACGATCCTGCCGCCCACCATCATCCGCAGGACAGACATAGCGGTCTTCGCCAACTCCGGTGACCTCAAGGATCTCTCCTTCATCAATCGCAGACGGGCGGCAGGGAACCGCCGCCGGATTACGCCCGAGATACTGCGCGCGGTGGTCTACTGGGTCTGGAACCTGCGGCCCGAGCAGATCCTCTTCACGGCCGAGGCCGAGGACTGCTGCCTCAAGCGAGCCCAGGAGCTGTCGGCGATCTACGGCTATGCCGTGGACGTGCCCCTCATCACCCTATCGGACTGCCGGAACAACTTGGCCCGCGTGGCCGCCGCCTTCGCGGCGCTGCGGGTCTCGGCTGATGAGAGCTTCTCTCGGCTCATCATCCAGCCCAAGCACGTCCAGATGGCCGCGGAGTTCCTCTCGCGGCTGTACTCCCACGAGAATTGCGCCCTCGACGACTACTCCAGGATCACACGCTACGGCAGCCAACTCCTCGATTACGAGGACATCGAAAAGGCCTTCCTCAAGAAGTGGGAGCAGGAGAAACACGCCGAGGGGGAGGACAAGGGATTCTTTTCCCGGCTGATCTTCCTGCTACATATCACGCGGGTCATTCGCCGGGAAGACCTCGCCGAGCAAGCCGGCTGTAGCGTCGAGACCGTCAAGCGGGCGGTGCGGCTGCTTAAGCGCTTCAACCTGCTCGACACCACACGCGATGGCTACGTGAAGAAGCCCAAGTTCAACAAGTTCCTCCGGCGGTTTTCGCGGCAGCACAAAGATTTCTTCTCCGAGGCCGCGTGGCGTGGGGGTCAGGTCGTAAATTCGGCTAAGTTCTCCGAGTACAACGACTTGCACGAAAAGGAGGACCGAACCTGACCACGCGCGCCGAAAAATCGGGCCACCCTTATAACAAGCATGCAGGCTCATTTCATGGGTGAACGCGAGATGGGGTCGTCCATGGTCAGGTTGCCGACAGTGATGCCGGTAAGTCATTGCAGCAGAAGAGATTGCACGGTAAAACAACCTGATCCTCACCTGTAGGGAGAAAAACTGACCGATGAATCTGCGAGACCTGGCGAGCGAGGAATGCACTGGGAAGGCCGGACCCCTTCTGGCCAGCGCGCCCTCCCAAGCGCGCCCGCTGCGGATGAGGATCCTGCGTCCGGCGAAGCCGATCCGCGATTCTCAGCCTGAAGTCGAGCGACACCTGTTTCCCAAGGATGGAAACCAGCCTTATGCCGAGAAAGTTTCGTCCTCGGCCGTGGCCAAGGTAAACGCCATCCGCGAGCAGGCACTCGCGCTCGGTTGGAGCGAGATGCGGCTCTATCAGAACCGGGGACAGTTCCGCTTCCCCTGCGGCGAAGACTATGGGCTCGTCTGTTTCATCGGCGAGACGCAACGCATCGGCGAAGTAACCAAGCAATACATCGAGATCATCAGCCCTCCCCCGCGGGAAAGCCGCCTGCGGTTCTATAACCCGGACGTACCTCAGCCATGGAGGGCGGTTCGCTTGTCCCCCTCTATGAGTGACGGGGGCCTTTCCCCTATGACAGAGAAGTCCAGACGAGCGCCGGGACGCTCGTGAAACTCTTTCCCGCAGGATTTCCCACTCCAGGTGTATTTGCGTGAACCACCGGATTCCTTTGTACAACGCCGACGGCGAGCTGGCCGACTGGGTCAGCGAGCAGCGCCTGGCGCTGCTCGAGGCCGCGGGGTTGATCGCTCGCGTTGTGCGCCACCCCAAGGGGCACATCAATCGCGCCATCCTGTTCCGGCGCCCGGGCGAGGGCGCGGCGGTGGAGCTGCGGCAGTACATGGGCACCCGCTACAGCTTTCGAGAGCATCTGGACAACGGGCGGCTGTGCTGGAAGCTCAGACGGCTGGGGCACGGCGACGAGCTGCGCCCGATCTTCCTGGCCGTGGTCGCCGAGTGCATGGCGTCGCAATGAAAGCGCGCAAGGCCAACGTCGGCGGCAAATGGATCGCCATCCAGCGGGGCCTATTGTTGCGCGAGCTGCGGTGGCCGAGGCCCGCGGGGTCCTCGGAACGGCCGCGCGGCGGCGGGTGGCTAGGTGGCACGCTGCGGCTAGCGCCGGCGCCCGAATTCAGGTTGACAAGTTGACAGGTTGGTTGACGAGGTCCGCACATGGCTGAACCCTTCGCTTTAGAGGCACGGTCGTTCGGGAAGATCGCCGTTCCCACTCCGGGCACGCCTGTACGGGTCACGAGCGACGTGAACTTGCGGGCCGTCCGGCTGCGGTTCGCCGTCGTGATCGGCGAGACGGGGCGGGTGTTCCTGGGCGTTGCGGGGATGAACAAGGCCACCGGCGCCGGGGTGCTCAAGGAATTCTGGCCCACGGGCGCGGGCGGTGGCATCGCCGACGAGCTGGTTCTGGAATCGGTGAACGGTCTCAGGCCGGCGGACTACTACGTCGATGCCAACGTCGCCGGCGAAGGCCTGATCGTGGCCTACTGGGTGCCCGCGCCGTACTGGGGAAGTTGATCGCGCATGATCCGTGAACTGCGGATCTGGTGGCGGCTGCGGCCGCTGATTGACGAATTCAAGGAGCTGACCAAGATGCGATTCTCGGTGAACGTTGCGATTCAGATGCTGGCGCTGGTGGCGCAGGGCATCAACGCCACGCAGGACCTGCTGCCTGGGCGCGGCAAGTTCTGGGCCATGGTGGTGCTATCGGCGGTGCAGGGCGTGACTTCGGTGCTGGCGCACTTTGCCAACCCGGACGGAACGCCGGCCGAGGCGCCCTACATCAAGAAGTGAAGCTCGACATCCAGATCGAGCGTTGGCCCGTTGAGCGGCTGATCCCCTTCGCTCGCAATCCGCGCACGCACACGGACGAGCAGGTGGCGCAGATTGCGGCCTCGATCGTCGAATTCGGGTGGACCAATCCAGTCCTCGTGAGCGCGGACGGCGTGATCATCGCCGGCCACGCGCGCCTCCAGGCGGCGCGCAAGCTGGGCTTGAGCGAGGTCCCGGTGATCGTGCTCGATCACCTGAGCGAGGCCCAGCGGCGGGCACTGGTCATCGCCGACAACAAGCTGGCGCTCAATGCCGGCTGGGATGAGGAGCTGCTGCGGGGCCTGCTCAGCGAGCTGCGCGAGGATGAGTTCAACCTCGACGTGCTGGGCTTCTCCGATGAAGAGCTGAATGCCCTGCTGGCTGAGCCGCCCGACCTGGCGGAAGGCCTGACCGATGAGGACGCCGTTCCCGAGCCGCTCGAGGAGCCGGTCTCGCGGCGCGGCGATCTGTGGATCCTGGGCAAGCACCGCTTGCTGTGCGGGGACTCCGCCAGTCGCGAAGACGTGGACCGTCTGATGGCCGGCGAGATAGCGGATCTGGTCAACACCGATCCTCCCTACAACGTGCGCGTCGAGCCGCGCTCGAACAACGCCATCGCCGCTGGGCTGTCTTCGTTCGGCGGCCTTCAGCATCACCAGAGCTTTGACCTGCACCGCGGCGCCTCAAAGGCCAAGCGCACGACCAAGAAGCTGCGGCCCAAGGATCGTGCGCTGGCTAACGACTTCATGAAGGACGCCGATTACGACGTCCTATTGCGGCGGTGGTTCTCCAACCTGGCCGCGATGCTCAAGCCGGGCGGGGCCTTCTACATCTGGGGCGGCTACGCCAACTGCGCCAACTACCCCCCGGCGCTGGCCGACTGCGGCCTGTACTTCTCGCAGGCCATCATCTGGGTGAAGGAACACCCCGTGCTCACGCGCAAGGATTTCATGGGCAACCATGAATGGGCATTCTATGGCTGGCGTGAAGGGGCCGCGCACTGGTTCAACCCGGAGATCAAAAACGCCACCGACGTGTGGGTCGTCAAGAAGGTCAACCCGCAGGCGATGGTGCATCTGACAGAGAAGCCCGTCGAGCTGGCCCTGCGGGCGCTGACCTACTCGTCACGAGCTGGCGAGGTGGTTTTGGATCTATTCGGCGGCTCGGGAAGCACACTGATCGCGGCGGAGAAGCTGGGGCGCCGGGCGCGGCTGATGGAGATCGATCCGGCCTACGCGGATGTGATCATCCGCCGTTGGCAAGAGTTCACGGGCCAGAAGGCGGCGCTGGAGGGCGATGGCCGCGGTTTCGAAGAGGTGGCCGATGAGCGACGCCGAGTACCGGCGTGAGATCGAGCGCTGCGAGAAAGAGATTGCCGAGATAGAGGACCTGCTACGCAGCGGCCATCCCGATGTGGAAGGGCTGTGCCTGGCGCTGGCCGATTGGAGTGCGGAGCTGCGGCTGCTCGAAGACGAAAAGAGCCGCCGGGCGGTGAGCCTGGCGGCCGGTGGGACGAATGAAGTTGCTACTCGGTGAGCAAGTAAGCGCTGCTGCCGTCCTCGCGCTTCACTCGGGTGATCTTGTGCCCCATCTTCTTGGCGAGTGTGCCGGACAGGAAGCCACGGACGCTGTGGGCTTGCCAGCCAGTGGCTTCAACCAGTTGCTGGAGTGTGGCGCCCTCGAGCCGGCGGAGCAGCTCGATGACCTGGGCCTTCTTGCTGCCCTGGCGGGCGGTGGCCTCCTTGCTCGAGCTCGCCTGTTTCAGCGCGCCCTGGACGCCCGGTTCGCCGACGGTGGCCACCGTGGGGGCCGGCGTCAGGCGCTGGATGGCGCGCCAGATGCGGGCCACAGCCGTCTTGCGGTCGGTGAACTTGCGGACCGGCTTGAGATCATCAAACGGTACCACGCCGGCAAAGCCGTTCCAGATTTCGACGAGCTGGCCTACGGCGAGCGAGCTCGCGGCCAGTTCCGCCTCCGAGGTGATGGCCAGGCGCGGCTCGCTCGGAGCGGCGGCCGCCACGGCCTGCTTGGCTTCCGCCAGGGTCGGGTAGGCGGTGACATTGGTTTCAACAATTGCGAATGCTCTCATTCGTTTTTCTCCTTTCGTTCAGAATTTCAGACCGGCGAGTTTTCCGTCGCCGGTGATGGTGAGGTTCTTGTAGTAGCCGCTCGCAATGCGCGCCCAGCCGAATGGAGTGTTCAGTTCATGCCGGACGGCGATGCGGCTTAACTTCAGCCGATGCGTGCCGTTGTCGAATTCCTTCTTGAGGTGGCCCCAGCGGTCGAGCTTCCAGCCGTTCCGCGTGGCCCAGGCGATCAATTCGTCGCGGGTGGTCATAGCAGGGACACTCATCGCTCGGGTTCCGAGGAAAAGCAAGCGGAATCTGACAACTGAATCTCGCGACGTTTCAAACAGATGCGGGCAGGAGTGATTTAACTTGGCCGAAGCGCGCGAGCTCATGAGCCAAGCCGAGTACGCCCGGCACCGCGGCAAAAGCCGCCAGTACATCAGCCGGCTAGCCAAAGCCGGCGTGCTGGTGATGCGCGGCGGCAAGGTCGACGTGGCGGCCTCTGACGCCGTGCTCGATGATCGGCCCGAGCCGGTTTCGGAGAGAGTCGTTGCGGCGCCCGCCGAAGTGGCCGCCGGCGCCACGACCTACGCCCAGGCCAAGACCGCCGACATGGTCTTCCGGGCGAAGCTCCGCAAGCTCGAGCACGACGCGCGGGTGGGCAAGCTGGTCGAGGCCGACCTGGTCAAGCAGCGCTGGGCGTCGATTTTGGTCGAGCTCAAGGAGCGGATCCTGGCCGTGCCCGACAAGCTAGCGCCCGAGGTCACGGCGCTCACCGATGAGCGCCAGGTGCGAGAAGTCTTGAAGCGCGAGATGCACACGCTCGTCAACGCGCTGCGCGAAGTGGTTCAGTATGCGCGTTGAGGAGATCCAGATCCTGGCCGCCGAGGTGCTGGCGCCGCCGCCCGATCTGAGCGTCTCCGAGTGGGCAGATCAGAACGCGCGGCTGAGCTCGGAGTCGGCGGCCGAGAAGGGCGAGTGGCGGACTGATCGGGCGCCCTACCAGCGCGCCATCATGGACGCCCTCAGCCCCTCGCATCGGGCGGAGTCGGTCGTTCTGATGTGCGCGGCTCAGATGGGCAAGACCAGCATGCTCTCGAACTTCATCGGCTACATCATCGACCTCGATCCCGGTCCGATCCTGCTGGTCCAGCCGCGCGAGGTCGATGCCGAGGCCTTCTCGAAGGACCGCCTGGCCCCCATGCTGCGCGACACGCCGTGCCTGCGAGGCAAGGTGGCCGAGGCGCGCAGCCGCGACTCGAATAACACGATCCTGCACAAGAAGTTCTTGGGCGGCTCGATCACGCTGGCCGCGGCCAGCTCGCCGGCGGGCTTGGCCATGCGCTCGATCCGCTACTGCCTGCTCGATGAGGTGGATCGGTATCCGGCGAGCGCCGGCAGCGAGGGCGACCCGGTCAACCTGGCGATCACCCGCACGGCGAACTTCTGGAACCGGAAGATCGTGCTCTGCTCGACGCCCACCGTCAAGGGCGCTTCGCGGATCGAAGCGGCGTACCTGGAATCGAACCAGCAGAGCTACTGGGTGCCTTGCCCGCACTGCGGCGAGTTCCAGGTGCTGCGCTGGGACAATCTGGTCTGGCCCAAAGGCGAGCCGGGGAAGGCTGAGTACCGCTGCGAGCACTGCGCCAAGCTGATCGGCGACTGGCAGAAGCACTGGATGCTGAAGCATGGCGAGTGGCGCGCCGCGCATCCCGAGCGCGAGGTCGCCGGCTTCTGGATCAACGGCCTGTACTCGCCCTGGCGCAAATGGGGCGCGCTGGCAACGAAGTTCCTGGCCGATCGTAAGTCGCCCGAGACCCTGCGCGAGTTCGTCAACACGGTGCTCGCTGAGCCGTGGGATGACGAAGCGGAAACCAGCGTGGATATCGCCACGATGATGGCCCGGCGGGAGCACTACCGGGCGCCGGCGCCGTTCGGCGCGGCGGTACTCACAGCGGGCGTCGACGTGCAGAAGGACCGCCTCGAGCTCGAACTGGTCGGTTGGGGGCGCGGCGAGGAGTCATGGTCCATCGAGTACCGCGTGCTGCCGGGTGATCCGACCGGAGCGGCCCTTTGGCAGGAACTCGATTCGTATCTGGAGCGGCGCTGGCTCCATGAGGCCGGCGTGTCGCTCCCGGTAGCGGCGTGCGCAATTGACTCCTCCTACGAGTCGCAGGCGGTGTACGAGTTCTGCCGGACGCGCTACCACCGGCGCGTGTTTGCGGTAAAGGGTGTAGGCGGAACGCAGCCGGTCTGGCAGAGGAAGCCGACGGCGAAGAACATCCGGGGCGAGCGGCCTTGGCTGGTCGGGACCGACACGGCCAAGGAGACTCTGATCGGCCGATTGCGCAACCCGACGCCGGGCACGCCAGGCTATGCGCACTTCCCGGTGGATCGCGAGCAGAACTACTTCGAGCAGCTGTTGGGCGAGGTGCTGGTGACCACTTACAGCCGCGGGCAGCCCAAGCGCGAATGGCGGCCGAAGCCCGGCGTGCGCCACGAAGCGCTCGACGCGCGGGTGTACGCCTACGCGGCTCTGCGTGCGCTGATCTCGATGGGGCTGTCGCTCGATAACGAAGCCGACCGGATTGCGGCGCTCCGCAACGAACAACAGCAGGCGGCGCCGGCTCAACAGCAGGAGCGGCGCTGGCTCGGGGACCGGACCAAGGAATGGCTCAAGCGATGAAGATCCGAGGCATGCCGGCGGAAACGGCCCGTCCGGAGTGGGAATACATGGTGGTGACCGCCGAGGCCGAATCCCCGGACCTGCTCGCCGACTACGGCGCCCAGGGCTGGGAGCTGGTGGCGGTAGTGCGCGAAGCCGGCGCACGCGCGACGTTCTACTTCAAGCGGCGGAGGCAATGAATGGCTTGGAGTCAACAGCAACTCGATGCGATTGAAGCCGCCATCGCCAGCGGCGAGCTGACCGTCCACTTCGGCGACCGCACGGTCACCTACCGATCGATGGACGACCTTCTCAAGGCACGCGCCGTAATCAAGGATGCGCTTGAAAGCGAAGCGGGCACGGCGCCGGATCGCTTCAGCTTCGCCCAGACCAGCAAGGGATGAACTGGCTCGACAAAGCTATCGCGTGGGTGGCGCCGGAGCTAGGCCTGCGCCGGTTGCGTGCGCGCCGCGCCGCCGACCTGGTGCGCCTGGCCTACGAGGGCGCTCGGACGGGCCGGCGCACCGACGGCTGGATCACCACCGGCAACTCGGCCAACGCCGAGATCGCACAAGCCCTCACGAAGCTGCGCGAGCGCTCGCGGGATCTTATCCGCAACAACCCGTACGCCGCGCGGGCCGTGGCGGAGGTCGTGGGCAACGCCATCGGGACCGGGATTACGGCGCAGGCGCGCACCGGCGACCAGAACCTGAACCGCGAGATCGATCGCGCATGGTCGGAATGGATTGAAGAGTGCGATGCGGACGGCCAGCTCGATTTCTACGGCATCCAGGCGCCGGTCGCACGAACGGTGTTTGAGAGCGGCGAATGCCTGATCCGGTTTCGCCAGCGCCGAGACGGCGATGGCCTCAAGATTCCGGTCCAGTTGCAGGTTCTCGAGCCTGACTACCTGGATCAGTCGAAGACGCAGAAGACCGAGACGGGCTACATCATCCAGGGCGTCGAGTTCGACCTGGTGGGGCGGCGCATCTACTACTGGCTGTTCGGCAGCCATCCCGGAGAGGTGACGCAGACGTCATTGCGCGGGAGCCTCACGAGCGCCCGCGTGCCGGCCTCCGAGGTGCTGCACGTCTACCGCAAGGATCGGCCCGGTCAGGTGCGCGGGGTGCCGTGGCTCGCGCCGGTCGTCATCACGTTGCGCGACCTGGATGAGTACGAAGAAGCCGAGCTGGTGCGCAAGAAGATCGAGGCCTGCTTTGCGGCCTTCGTCACCCAGCCGCACGGTCCCGAAGGTCCCAGCATCGGCCCGGCGGCCACCGAGCCGGCGACCGGCAAGCGGATCGAGGCGTTCGAGCCGGGCATGATCGAGTACCTCAGGCCGGGTGAGGAGATCACGTTCTCGACGCCGAGCCATGTGGCCGGCTACCGGGATTACGTCGCCGCCAAGCAAGCCACCATCGCCCCCGGCTTGCAGCTCACTTACGAGCAGTTGACCGGGGACCTCTCGCGGGTGAACTACTCGAGCTACCGCGCCGGCTTGCTGAGCTTCCGCAACGGGATCGAGGCCTTCCGGTGGCTCGTCTTCATTCCGATGTTCTGCATCCCGGTATGGGACCGCTTCTTGGCCGTAGCCTTCACGGCCGGGGTGATCTCGCAGCCAGGACCATTCAAGGCCGAGTGGACGCCGCCGGGCTTCGGCAGCGTCGATCCCTACAAGGACTCGCTGGCGACGCTCAACCGCATCCGCACGGGCACGCTGACCCTGCGCCAGGCCGTCGCCGAGCAAGGCTACGATCCGGATGCGCAGCTTGAACAGATCGCCGAGATCAACCGGCTGCTCGATGAGAAAGGCATCGTGCTCGATTGCGACCCGCGGCGGGTCACGCAGAGCGGCACCCAGCAGAAGGAGCTTCAAAATGACCCTCAAGAGAGAGCGGCTGGAAGCACGGTTTGAGGCCCTTGCTCCAGCCGACCATGACGAACGCACGGCGACGCTCACTTGGTACACCGGCGCCGCCGTCCGGCGCTACGACGCGCGCGGTCCTTACGAGATGCGTTTCTCGATGGAGCCGGGTGCGGTGCGGCTGGAGCGGCTGGCGAGCGGCTCGGCGCCGCTTCTGAACTCGCACCGCGACTACACCGTGGCCGACGTGATCGGCGTGATCGCCAAGGCCTGGATCGAAAGCGGCGCGGGCAAGGCGATCGTGCGTTTCTCCAAGCGCGAGGATGTCACCCCGATCTGGCGGGACGTCGAGGACGGCATCCTGCGCAACGCCTCGATGGGCGTGGCCATTCACGCGCTCAAGGACGTGACGCCTGAGGGAGCCGCCCTGCGCCAGATCCTGGTGACCGACTGGGAACCCGAGGAGGTTTCGCTGGTGCCGATCGGCGCCGACCCGGGTGCGGGATTCAAGTTCGAACGGGCAACTGGCCCACAGGAGCAAACGATGGAAGAGACCATCACCGAGACGGGCGGAGAAGCCCGTAACGAAGTGAATGTGGATGCGGAGCGGCAGGCCGCGGCGCTGGCTGAGCGGACCCGCATCCTGGAGTTGGACAAGATCGGACTAGCGGCCAAGCTCGACGCCCGGCTCATCGCCGAGCACATTGAGCGCGGCACCGCGGTCGAGGAGTTCCGCCGGCTGGCGCTCGATGAGCTGGCGCGGCGCAGCGAAGAGACGCCCATCCGCAGCGCCACCGCCGTGGTCACCCGCGACGAGGCGGACATGCGGCGCGCCGGGATCGCGGCCTCGCTGCTTCACCGCTATGACCCGAAGCTGTTCCCGCTCAAGGAGGACTTGGGGCGGGACTGGCTTGGCATGACGCTGCTTGACCTGGGGCGGGAGTGCCTGGAGGCCGCGGGCACCCGCACTCGGCGCCTGAGCCGCAACGAGATCGCCAAGCTGGCGCTCGCGACCTCGGACTTCCCCTACATCCTGGCGGACGTGGCCAACAAGACCCTGCGCCAGGCTTACGAGGCGTACCCGCGAACGTTCTTGCCCTTCTCGCGGCGGCGCACGGCGGCCGACTTCAAGAACATCAACGCGCTTCAGCTCGGCGAATCGCCGGCGCTCCAGAAGGTCAACGAGAAGGGCGAGTTCACCTATGGCTCGATCGCCGAGTCGAAGGAGACCTACAAGCTGGCGACCTACGGGCGGATCGTGGGGATCACCCGCCAGGTGATCATCAATGACGATCTGGGCGCCTTCACGCGCATCCCGGCAGGCTTCGGCGTAGCGGCGGCCACGCTCGAGAGCGACACGGTCTGGGGCATCATCACTTCGAATCCCGCGATGGGCGACGGCGTGGCCCTGTTCCACGCCAACCACGCGAACCTCAACACCGGTTCAGGCAGCGCCTTGGGCTTGACGGGCTTGGGCGCGGGCATGGCCGCCATGGCCAAACAGAAGGGCCTGGACGGCGCCACCACGCTGAACGTCCAGGCGCGGTATCTGGCCGTGCCGGTGGCGTTGCAGCTCACCGCTTTTCAGCTTGTGGCGGCGAACCTGGCGCCGGCGCAGACGACCAACGTGGTGCCCGAATACATCCGGGCGCTCACGCCGTTGGCCGAGCCGCGCCTGGACGCGGCGAGCACGACGGCGTGGTACCTGTTCGCCTCGCCCGATCAGATCGACACCATCGAATACGCCTATCTCGAAGGACAGGACGGCGTGTACATCGAGACGCGCCAGGGCTTTGAAGTGGACGGCGTTGAGATCAAGGCGCGGCTGGACTTCGGCGCCAAGGCGATCGACTGGCGCGGGATGCAGAAGAACGCGGGCGCCTAAGGAGGAACGACGTGAAGAACTACGTGCAAGCGGGAAACACTCTGACGCTGACGGCGCCCTATGCCGTCAGCTCGGGCGGCGGGGCGCTAGTCGGCTCGATCTTCGGCGTGGCTGCGGCCGACGTGGCGAGCGGAGCCGAGGGGGAGTTCCAGGTGGAGGGCGTCTTCGACCTCGCGCGCGAGACCGGCGCCGGCACGGCATGGTCGGCCGGTGATCTCGTCTACTGGGACAACACCAACAAGCGCGCGACCAAGACCTCGACCGGCAATAAACTGATCGGCGTTGCGGTCAAGGCGGCCGCGGACGGCGACGCTACGGGCCGCGTCCGGCTGAACGGCGCGTTCCTCTCCTGATGGCGTTCGCCGATTCGGTCGGTCGCCTGGACGAGGCCTGCCTGCGCGCTTTCGGCTGCGAGATCACCTACACACCGGCGGCGGGCGATCCGTTCACGGTTACGGGCATTGTGGACAGCGGGGCTCGGCCGGAGAATGCGGCGCCGGGCGTCTACGCGTTGCTGTTCGTCAGAGCGGCGGCCTTCGTTGAGCCGCCCGCACGGGGCGATGAGGTTGCCGTGGACGGCTCCATCTATAAGGTCGTGGATCTTGAAGCTGACGCCGAGGGCGGCCTCCGGCTGGTGCTGCACTTCAGCCGGTCGGCGTGACGCCGAGAGCGAGTGCGCCGCGCCCCTTGCCCGTTGTAGCATGATAAACACATGACCAAGACTCGCGGGATTCAGGATTTCGTCCTGGAAGTTAAGTTCTA